ATGAAATTCTCATTGTCATTTTAGTTCGACTACTTTTTGTATATGCTTCTGCAAAAGTTCTATTATATAACATACATTTCAACCACATTTCTAATTTTTTATGATTAACTGGTTTAATAAACCTGTACGAAATATTTGTATCCCAAAATGTTTTTATATCTTCAAATTCTAAACCAATTGCTTTTCTAATAAAAACAATAGCTTTATTATAATAATCATATATATATCGTGGATGATAAATAGCATTTGAATAAGTTGTTTCATCAAAAAATACCCCATCTTCAGTTTTAACAACATTCCTAGATAATTGATATAAAATTAATAAAACATTTTTTGATTTTTCATTATAATGAAATAATCTATAATTATTTATATCACCAGTACATAATAAAGAAAAAACAGGTAATTGATCCGGAATACCAAATAATTCTATTGGTCTATTGTATAAATCATACTCATCAAAATAATTAGTCATTCCTGGTAACAATGAATATGCTTCTGCAACACAATATGTATGCAATTTTTCAAAAAAGTAACAAAATGATAAATTACAACCCACTCTAACGCATTCACCTGTTCTTGACATTGCCGCTTGAATATCGGTTTTATAACCAGTACATGGTAATGAAAGATTAACCTCCTTTGATTTTTTAATTTGTGGATATAACATAACACCATTAAAAGATAATAAAGAAACAAATTCCATAAATAATTGTTGACAACTAGTTTTACGATCACTATCATTATATCCAAATAATTTCATAAATAATTTATGTAAAATTCTAAATCTAACAAAATCTTCTTCAAGTTCATAAATAATAATTAAGACATAATCATCTGAATGTTCCATATGGTTTACATATAAAGAACTATTTGGGTAAATTTTTTGCCACATTTTGTAAGCCATTGAAGTACAAGCCACAGCTTTAAAAGAAGAGGAATAATTATACATACCCTGTAAAAAATTATGTGTACTATGTATGTAACTTTGATTACCAACATTTCGAAGATATTCAGTTGTTTTCTTAAGTGGAATTACTTTATTTAAAACAGACGCTGGTATATTTATTTTTTTATTTGCCCAATGTGCATATATCAATTTTAAATAAGCAGTCATATTTGGAGTTAAATT